ATCACCTTCTGATTTTGTTAAAGCTACATCTTCTGTTGCAAATACTGTAGGGTCAAATATAGGTAGATTTTCTGTTGGAGGTTCATAGTTAGCCATTAATATACATTAAGAAAAGATTATAAAAATCAGTTTTCATTACAAAAAAAATAATATCTGCTTAATTATATAATGCCACCTAAAAAGAAAAAAGATAAAGAGCCTGAATTATTGGCTGGTATGGAGGGAGGTAGAGTAGCTAACATGTATGAAAAAATACCGAAAGAATTTTTAGATAAAGTAGAAAATCCAAACTTCCATTTGCATCATCTTAAATTACCATTTCGTATGTGTATTGTTGCACCATCTGGTTCAGGAAAAACAAATTTTTTAGTTAATTTACTACACTTATTTTCAAGTGGAGATAAAGGAACATTTCAAAGCATACATATAATTACCAAAAATGCTGATGAACCATTGTACAGATGGATTCAAACTAAATCTGAACAAATTGTTATTAAAGAAGGATTATCTAATACTCCTCCACTTGATAAATTTGATAAAGATTATAACCATCTTGTAGTTTGGGACGACCTAGTTCTATCAAAGGATTTATCAATGGTAGAAAATTATTATATAAGGGCAAGAAAGCTAAATGTATCAGTTATATTTATAAGTCAGAGTTATTTTCGTATTCCAAAAATGATTCGTAATAACTGCTCATACATGGTGTTATTGAAACTATCTGGACAACGAGAAGTTAATATAATATTATCAGAATTTGGTTTAGGTGTTACAAAGGAACAATTAATCGCAATATATGATTTTTCCACACGAGAACGATTACAGCCTTTGTTAATTGATATGGAGGCAGAACCGCATCAGCGTTTCAGAAAAGGATTTTTAAGCATCATTGACATTAATAGTCTTTAAATAATTTTGATGTTTAGTTGTTTTTATATGTCTTGCTTTACCACATAGATTATATTTACCACCACAATCACAAGTTATTTTTGATAATAATTTATTTTTATGTTGTTGATAATATTCTTTATCTCTTATTTTTTTTATTTCTTTTTTTGCATCTTTATGTTTATGATAATATTCATAATTATATTTTTTATTGTATTGTTCTTGTTGTTCTTGATTTAAATAAGCATTATTTTTATTAATACATTCTAATTTAGAAATATATTCTTGTTCTTTTTTTCGCAAATCTACAGTATTAATATTTTCAAATTGTTCTAATATTATTGTTGTATAATTTCCTCTTTCAATTATAGGACAAGACGAACAATTTAATGTCTTGTGCTGATACAATCTATGAATTATGTTTTTAGTGCTTCCAATATAAACATCATTTGTAATATTACAAACTATTTTATAGATTATTCCGTTCATTATTATTTAATAGCAGTTATTTTCTAAATCCTTTTTTCTAAATCTTTTTTAAATAGATATTAACCAACTAACAAATGTGATATAAGTATTTAATATTAATAATATGATGAACTATTTATCATAGTATTAATCTTTTTTAGCTTTATTTTTTTTGTATTCATGTTGATATTGTAAAATTCTGAGTTTATTTTTTTGATAATACTCTTTTTTAAGTTCCTTATTTTTCTGGTAATATTCCTTTTTTTTATCTTTATTTGCTTCATAATACTCTTTTTGATGTAATAAAATTTGTTCTCTATTATCATTATAATATTCTATATCAGTTCTTCCTTCAATACGTTTATTTACAACATTTTCCATTTCTCTAATTAATTGACCTTCTCTACGTCGTAATTCATCTTTTGAATTACATGGACAATCTTCTATTAGTTCAATATAGCAATCTTCATACATAAGTATTTCAAAAGCATAAATATATCCAATATTTGTATTTGTCCATCTTCTATAATTATTTTTATGTAATGAAAAGCGTTTACTAAGTGATTGAGTTGTTGAACCAATATAAATCAATTCAGTTTGAAAACTACGAATACAATAGATTTTTCCATTTTGGTAATCTTTGGGTTTTCTATTTTGTTCTATTTCCATCTAATATATTCTAATACTTTTTCTTTAAGTCATTTTAAACGCAATTAATTTGTTTTTAATTTAATATTAATATTTATTCCAAAATATACTAAAGCACCAAAAGCCAATAAATAAAATATATAATTAGCATCTTCATTATCAACACAATCTAAATCAGTTCCTCTAAGATATGTCATCTACTATTTGTTAGTAAGATATCTTTATTATTGTTTAAACTAACAAATTAAAATAAGTATATATATAAATGAATATTGAATTATATAATGATGATTGTATGGAAGTTCTTGATAATATAAATCATACAATTGATTTAGTAATATTAGATCTACCATACAACCAGACTGACTGCATATGGGATAAAAAAATAGATCTAGATTTATTATGGACTAAATTAAAAAAAATAAGCAAACCAAATACCGCATACATTTTTTTTACAACAACTAAATTTGGAATTGAATTAATACAAAGCAATCCAAAATGGTTTCGGTATGATATAGTATGGCATAAACCAAATTCAGGAGCTGGTTTTTTAAATAGTGGTAAAATGCCTCTTAGAAGCCACGAAATGATTTACGTATTCTATAATAAACTTCCAACTTATAATGTAAAATTATATCATACTAACAAAAAAATAACAAAAAAAACAGAAAATCAATCAGTAATGTATTCAGGTAAAAAATATTGTATTAATACTTGTTATGAACCAAGATTGCCCAGAAGTGTTTTAGAATATGATGTAACTAACAAATCAAAAAAAGGAAATCATTCTACTGAAAAACCAGTGGAATTATTAAAATGGCTAATACAATATTATTCAAATGAGAATGATGTTGTATTAGATCCAACAATGGGTTCAGGTTCGACTGGCGTAGCATGTAAATGTTTGAACCGATACTTCATTGGAATAGAAAAAAACAAGGAGTTTTATGATATAGCTTGTGATAGATTAATGCGATTCTTAAATTAATTTAAAAAATTGATTTAAGGATAAGTTTGTATTCTTTAATAATTATTTCTTGTTCTTGTTTTTGTTTTCAATAAACAAACACCAGCCTGTGGATTACAATAACAATTATAACATTTCTTTTTCCATAGTGGCTCATTTTTTAAAATAGATAAAACACCACATTCTGCACATTTACGATGAGTTGTGTTCTTTTCCAAATATTGTGAAACCATTTTTTCCCATTTATAAATTTTATTTTTCAACTTTTGCTTTTCTAATTCTTTCTTTACAATTATTTTAGAATAACAATCATTTTTTTTAACTTTCTTTTTAAAATGATACGAATTAATAATTCCAGTTTTCTCCAAACAATCACAAGCAATCAACGCATTCAATCCAGTGTATCTATTTGTAATTATAGACATATTCTCAGGACAACATAAATGACTACACATACAAATAATTTTTTCTTTTTCATTATAATCATCTCCATAATCGCATAATTTAAAGTTATTGTAACTTGCATCAAATAATGTTTCATCCTGTTTCAAAGAAGAAACAAATTGGTCATATACATTATTCCATGTTTCGCACATTGATAAATCAGCAATAACTGCACTTATTAAAGCATAAAAATCAGGGCAACATTCATAAGAAAGTGTTAGTCTACCAGCAATATTAAATTCATTTTGATGAAATACAAAATATTCTCTCAGTTTCATCTGAGTATCTTGTAAAGAAACATAATCAAATGTTTTCAATTGTTCTATCAAGTCTACAGGAATATTCATTATACAGTGTTTCAAATTATAATCAAAGACAATACGAGTGTTATTATTATAGTCTTCCATCTAATATATATATACTAATAAGAATTTATTTTTAAATCAATTTTTTTAATATTTTATTTGACAGAATTATACAAATACTTTTTATTTAAATATTAAAAAATTGACTTAAAAATAATCTTATTAGTATATATATATTAAGCAAAATGGAAAAAACAGACAGCCATAATAAATATTTAATTAGTATGCGTAAAGCAAATAAAAAGTATCGTGAAAATAATCGTGATAAATTCAATGAATATCAAAAACTATATTATCACGAACATAAACATGACGAAGAATACATGCAAAAACAAAGAGACAAATCTAAACGAAGCTACCATAAAAAAAAAGCAGAAAAACAACAAAAAACAGAATCCCCAAGTATTTAGGGAGAATATCTATTTTTCGTTAAATATATATTTAGGAATAATATATATTTAGATGAAATGGCTTAAAGATAAAATCTTACATATATATATAAAGAATGAAACTTCGAATCCGTGATGACTGGTATGGTAATTCTTATGAAAATTGTAATGTTGATGACTTGATTAATCGTTTGAATAATGGAGTAGAACCTACTTATGAAGTAATTAATGATATTAATAGATATAATTTTGATTTTGACTATTATTGTAAAAAAGAAGACTTTGATTTAGAAACAGCAGAATGGTTAGAAAACAAATTAGAAAATTATATTTTTGATGCTTTACATGCTTTTACAGGTATTGAACCAAATATTTCTATTGCTACATCTCATACTAACAATTATAGTGAAACTGAGGGAAAATACTCAATTAGATTTTATATCACTAATTTAATGGATAATAAAGAAAATATGAAATCATTTGTTGAAGATTTGAATATTATTGTTTCTGAAATAAAAGATGATCCTATTACTAGTGTAATTAAAATAGATAATAATAAAGTTTTTGATACAAGTATTTATTCCTCTAATAAAAAATTACGTTGCGTTAATACCAGCAAACCAAATGAAAATAGACCATTACTCTTAAAAAAAGGAAATATTGAAGATACTATTGTTACAAATATTAAAGATTGCGTTATGGTTAATTATATTAGTAATAGATCAAGTCCTACAAGCGTAACAGAAATAAAAGATACTAAAACCGAAGGTAGCGTTGCTAAAAAAACAGTTCATCAAAAGTTAGAAGCCATCAAAAAAGATGAAGACAATAACAAATTAGAAAAATTAATATTTTTTGCTGAAAATGGATTTCATAATTGCTGTACCAAACACGAAGATATTTATAAAATTGGTTTTGCATTGGCTAATGTGTTTCAAGAAGATGGAAAAGAATTATTTTTATTTTTTGCTGAAGAATATACTAGTATTGATTGGGAAACAAAAGGCAAGGCAGAATATGAAGAGAAATACGCATATTATTTAAAAAATAATAAATCAACCGTAAATCTTGGAACTATTTATTGGATTTTTAAAAATTTCAATAAAAAATTATTTGATAAAGTCAGCAAAGAATGGAATTTAAATCATTATAAGGTAGATTTAATTTATAATACATGCACTGGTGCTTTTGCTGATTATTTTAAAAATATATATGGAGATTTTATTTGTGCCTCAAATGGATTTGTTTATATGTATAATGGTATTCGTTGGAAAAAGTGTAATGATAAAAATACTGAACTTATTTGTTTTATTGATAAAGTATTTCATAAAGATTTA